ATGAGATTCCATTCTGATGAAAACTATTATCAGAATTGATCTTACGTTCCCTAAAGAACCCACCTGGGTTCAAATTAGGGATTTAATTAAAAACAAATTAGAACATGATGAAATTCATTACACCAAAATAAAAGGTAAAGAAAATGAAAAAGATACCAGAACTAGAAGCGTATGAATCTACCCCAAGAGGCGATGCCCTTGTTTACAATGATATTCCTAATGAGGTTTATCACTCTGAGGTAGGTGTGTCCTCTTCTTACGTCCGTAAATTTGGTGAATCTCAACTTCACGCTATAGAAGTGGAGCAAGAAACGACTTCTGCGATGCACTTTGGTACAGCAGCACATGCCATGCTAGTCGAAGGCGAAGAGGAGTTTAATAAACAAATTGCAGTAGTGGTTGGCTCACCCTATACCAAAGCCAATAAAGAACTAAAACAAGAGTTTATTGATCGCGGTCTTATTGTAATAAAAGAAAGAGAATATCATGATATTTTTGCTATGCGAGATAACATGATTGACGAAGGCAATATGTATTTGAATGGCAATGGCAAGATCGCTGAAGCATCTTTTTTTTGGTACGAGGGTGATGTACTTTGCAAATGTCGCCCTGATGTCATCTGTTCTCCTCAAGGACCGCACCAAGAAAATGATATTGTAGCGGTGGATTACAAAACCACGTTCAGCTGCAGCCCTGATGCGTTTAAAGAATCAGTATTAAAGTATGGCTACTTGCAGCAAGCGGCATGGTACAGACGCGGTTTACAAGCTGCGGGATACAAAGTGAAAGAGTTTGTCTTTGTGGCGCAAGAAAAGAAACCACCATACGCTTGCAAGATATTCAAAATAACCAACAAGCAAATGGATTTAGCCTGGATAGATATGAGTGAATACTTAGAAGGTATAAACAAAATTTTGAAAGGTGGTAAACCCACCATTTACAACAGTCCTAATATTGTGACTTTGGATTTTGATGAGCAAGGATAATATAAATCCAGATCATTACACCTCCGATTCAATCGAATGTATTGATGCGATCAAAGCGAGTATGAGTGCAGAACAATTCAGAGGCCATCTAAAAGCCTGCTGCATGAAATACTTATGGCGTTATGAAAATAAGAATGGTGTAGAAGACCTAAAAAAAGCCAGATGGTATTTAGATAAATTGATCCAAATAAACAGCATTTAATTTGCGCAAATGTTTTTAAATCAATAACTTACGTTTGTTTTTTGTACAAAAACATCAAATAATTAAAAACTCAATCTCCTGAAACCCTTTAAACATAAGGGTCTTATAACTTTCCTTGTCTTGTGTTATACTATATGTAACCAAAGTATATAAACATTTGGTTTAGTGTTCTTTAACAATTTGGAAATCCTTTTAACTAATGTGCGAAAGCATGGGAGAGAGAAATGAAAACATCGAAAGAGTCGATGGCTTGGTACAACAAAGTAAATGAAATTTGGAAATCAATTGGAGTAGAGCCTTCTATTTGGCATGGCAAGCCAGTAGATTTCAAAATTGCAAGTAAAGCGGTTAAAGCTTTATGGAAAAAAGAAATGCGCACCAAGTTCCCATACACAATTATAGAAGTTTCTGGAAATAGACATACTTGGTGTCGTAGAAGAAATTTTGTAATTAATACATCAAAAGGTTGGGCAGAAATAGTACACGGTCTTGGTCATTGGGTTGGTTATAGAAAAAAATTCAAAAGACCACATTGCGCTGAACATGCAACTTTAGAGTATAGAATGACAAAGCATGTTTCTGAAAAAGATTGGGTACAATCTTCTAATGAAAAATTATCGAGAGTTTTTGAATTAAAGCAGTAAAACTAAGAGGGCCTTCGGGTCCTTTTTTTTTAATCTTTATGCAGCTTAATAAAATACTCAGCCTCTACGACAGCTAAAGTTTTAGATCTATTTCTTTTGATGATAACTAATGGTTCATGCTTGCCGCAGTTTGCAGATGCTTGATCGTAAGCCTTCCAGATGTTCAAAGACTCCTGGCACTTGCACTCAATGCTATAAGGGAAGGCATCTCTTGCCTCTTTAGACATAATGACATCTTCACCACCAGCACCCATTGATGTTGATTTAACATTCTCTGGATGTATATCCAAGAGTTCAATGAGTTTATCTCTCATCCATTGTTGGAGTTTACGGCCTTTGGCTTTAGCTGATTGTGGTTTGATAATATTCTCCAAAAAAAATGCTAGGTTGAGCAAACAAAATGATAAAAAAAGCTCTACCGACCCCTAGCAAGCCGTCTAGGAGTTAGCTCATGCTAGGTGGCATACCTGCTGCTTTAGGTGCAGAAACATTCTCAGATTTTATAAATCGAAGAATCTTATTGCTGTCACCATAACCACTATCATCACGCTCTGGTTCAATACCCACTTTACACGTTAATTCTTTACCTTGCAGTTCCATAGCATTTATTGGTGCTTTATCAAAGTCACATGCTTTTAGTAACTGTGCAAAATCTCTATTGGCGTATCCACGAATTTCATCTTGCTTATTTTGATCCGTGTGTTGATACCAAAGATTTAAATTTGAACGCAATTTCCAACCCGCATACTTTTCGCCAGTAACATCTACTTCAACTTTCAAATAATTGTTACCTGCGGCTGAAAGTGTTTTTTCACACACTTTTATAATGCAAGGGTACTCACCTTCTGGAATCGTTGAACTTTTCTCTACTTCTTCCATGTTTATATTTAATCCGTCAAAATCACTCATTTAGCACCTCCAGATGCAAATCCTAGTTGTTTAATAATATCGGTTAAGTTAGGTGCTACAAACTCATCTAACTTTCCACTTCTGTCTTTCGCTGTGTAACCTTGTCCAATCCGAGTTTGAAACCAACGACTGATAATTTTCTTACCGTCCTTGTCTTCATCATCGAAAACACGCATACATAATACTTCATCAAAGAAGTAAGGTATCTGTGTTGGCAACTTAGCACCCACCATCATCGGTTGATAATGGAACGTCCCTGTCGCCTCATCGCGTATACTTTGTTCTTTTGCAATGAAGACTACATGGATGGGTAAATCCCTAAATCTACGCATGGTTTTTATCATAACTTCAATAACTTCACCATAAGCTCTGCGTGGATCTTTCGTCTTGGCTTTTTCTTGAGCTAATAGAATCTCTGACATTTCGGTGATGCTATCCAAGCATACCGTGTCGTATTTCAACGTGCCATTTTCTAGCATAGATGCTATTTCCTCAATCTCTGATGCTGCCTTAACCTCAATAGCGTGAAGGTTATCAGAGTTTTTGATAGATAATAAGCCACTCTCCATACTGACCACTAAAGTCTTGCCTGGTGCAGTTTTGAGAGAAGTGGTTTTACCTGCTCCTGACGCTCCGTAGATTAACAATTTAGCACCTTGTTGCTCTACTAGTTCGTTGGGAGTTTTGATGCGACTCAAAATAGATTCGCTCATTACTTTCTCCTGTTTGATTAAAAGTTCTTTTAAATTAAAAAAAACCCTGTTACACTTGGTTTTTATCAATCTAAGGACTTATTGTAACATGAGCAAAGCAAAAAGCAACCACCAATGGAAGATGAATTTTTATTTCAGGCAAGTTGAGCTTGGAAAAAAAGAACTTACGTCATTATACGCATCTGGCTTAGAACCAGAATTTAAGGAGAAAGAAGTGCAAAGATACACCCTGAAAGAGTACATTGAATTTTTAGGCACAGAAGCTGCTGCCGAACTTTTTGACAGTAAACCAGATACGGTTAAGTCTTGGCGGTATGGTATGCGTCAACCTTCAATCCAACAAGCTAAAGTTATTATGCAAGTAACAGGTGGAAAATTAGATTTTGAATCAATCTATGGACCAATAGATGCAGAAGAAAAGCAAAGTTAGTGCTAAACATAAAAGCCACTGCGCAGGATTCTGCGTTGGAGCTTGCTCTTGCGTATGCTGAAGAGGGTTATTCACCTGTACCTTTATTAAGACACAATAAAGTGCCGCCTAAACATTTAGGCAGTTGGCAGAAATACAAAGAGCAACAACCGACAACGGAAGATATTACCCGATGGTTCGGGGGTCGTGACGATTTAGTCGTGGCACTGATCTGCGGTAAATTTATAGTAGTAGATGCTGATACACCAGAAGCCTGTATCTGGGCGGAAGAGAACTTACCCAATACGCCATGTAAATGTATTACTGGTAAGGGTATGCACTATTACTACAATAATCCTGAAAATTATACAACCTACGTTGCGCGTAGAACCGAGACATCAGACCCCGCAAAGCTTATTGATATAAGAGGCGTGGGCGGTCTTATCATTGCACCGTACAATATTCATGCTACTGGTGCTATTTATGAACCCAAGTTCATAGACGGATGGGATTGGCACAATACCAGTGACTTACCCAATCTAACCAAAGAGCATTGGGTAATGATTACGGGTGCTGAAAAATTAAACGGTAAGGCCATCACTTCGCCTTTCTCCATGAAAGGAGTGTTGGCAGGCAGTCGTAATGACAATGCTGCTAGGTTGGCGGGTAATTTGATTGCTAAAGGTGTTAATATTGAAATGGTTGAGTTCTTTGTGCAATCATGGAATCAACAAAACAAACCACCGTTACCAAGATCAGAAGTATCCACGACTGTTAATTCTATTTTAAAAACGCATGAACGTAAAAACCAACAAGCCCCTGCTTTCATACAAAAGAAATACAAAGTGACTAAGCCTGAAGCACTCTATGATCCACCAGGTATCATCAAAGATATCTTTGAGTATTCAGAATCTATTGCGCAGATACAGCAACCCGCTTTATCCATGCAAACTTCATTAGCATTAGGCTCAGTAGCATTAGGTCGAATGTACCGTACCGATATGAATAACTTTTCATCTATGTATTTTATGTGTATAGCCAAATCAGGTCAGGGTAAAGAGAATGTTAAGACCACCATTGAATCAATTCTAGATTGTTCTGGTCATGCTGACATTATGGCGGGTGATGGTTATACCTCATCTGGCGCGGTCTATTCTTTACTCAGACACAAGCCAACACATATAACCGTAATGGATGAATTTGGTAAACGCTTAGAAAGTATAGCCAAAGCATCTAACTCTAACAAAGAAGACGCTCTACAAGTGCTTATGGAGGCGTGGGGTCGCTGTCATGGAACGATTAGACCAGACAACTACTCTTTGATGACATTGACCGTAAAACAACAGCAAGAGGCTATAGATCGCTCCACCATAAAGCCAGGCATAACATTGGTTGGCATGTCAGTACCGAGAAACTTTTACGGTGCGTTATCGACAGGTCGAATTGTAGATGGCTTTCTAAATAGATTTATTGTTGTTGAGTCAAAGTTACCACGAACAGTCGGCAGAATGGTTCCATACGTTGAGCCTAGCCATAAGATATGTGAGTGGGTCAGAAAAGTAAGACAAACAAAAACAGAAATGGAACAGCTTGCTAGAGATAACTCGGAGATTGATTTTAAACAAAGAATTATTACATTTGATAGCAGCTCTAGAGAATTATTAAACACATTAGCTCACGAGTTAGTTGCACAACAAAACAAATTAGAAAAAGACGGCTTGGAAGTGTTGCTCTCTAGAACACGTGAAAAAGCCATGCGTTTAGCTTTGATCTGCCAATTAGCAGATAACCCACTATCCAAAATGATTACAGGTGATATAACCAAGTGGGCGATTGATTACATTTACTATTACGATCAAATGATGGTGCAGACTTGTGAGGACAAGGTAGCGGGTTCTGAAACTGAAAGCCGTATCAAACAAGTGCTTAGTTTCATTAGAACGCAAGGAGAAATTGGTATCAGTCGTAGAGACATAGACAGGCGTGAGATATTCAGATCAATGAAATCATTTGAGGTCAAAGAGATTATTAATCGTTTAATGAATGCAGGTGAAATTCAAGAAAAGGATGTTCGGATTAAGACCACTGGACGGCCTATGAAGAGAATTGTCGCTATTGATCCTAACTTCTTTGATGATTAAGCGCGTGCCATTAACTCAGCTATTTCTTGGTCTATTGCACTTCTTTTGGAAACTAAGCCACCTCGATTAGCGTTCATTCTGGCAGCAATATCTTCATTGGCAATTGAACCGCCTAATAAACTTCTACTCATAGGAGCTTGGGTAGGTGCATTTGCAATTGGCTGTATGTCGGGGATGTTTAGGTTTAGATTAGATGGTCTTGTAGGCAATTGATCTATAAGACCTTGAAATTGTTGATTGGTAGGTAACTGTTGTCTTGCTTGATCTACAATACCTGTTTTATTAACTTCGCGTAAAACCTCTTCGCCAAATTCTTCTGCTCCGCCCATCAATTCAGTAACACCCGCTATTCTTAATGCTTTAGAAAAAGCACTCATTACTTGTGCAATTGAACCTTTATCAGTTTTAGAAAGTAAACTAACTATTTTTGGTTGTGCAAATAAAGTTTTATAAACCGTTAATGCTACTACGGTTGGTAATAAATTCATGTTGAAGAATCCCGCTGCTAATGTACCTGCAACAATTGAACCCGCACCTGTCTTTTGAGCGCCTGCAACAGTTGTACTCATCGCGCGAGAAAAACCTGTTAAAGACATGACCAGTTCTTTACCAAACATTGCTTCTAAAGTTTCTGGACCATACGATTGTATCGCACGTTCTAAAACATTGGGTTTAAAAATTTCAGTTAATTCTTTGCCGCCAGGCATCCCTTTAGTTATTAATTTTCCTAACGCTTCTTCTTGCACGTTTAAAAATGCTTCGTTACTAATTAATCCTTTTAACTGATTTATTTCTCTTGCGCTGTTGGGTCTAAATATAGTCTGAACAA